GTTGTTTAATAGCCTCCCCAAGCTTCATCGGGCAACCGCCCGTCCTCCCTTTCACAAAGTCCATAATCCAAATTAAAAATCGCACGTGATGCGGTTATATTTGTCATTAGACCGTAGCCCAAAGTGTTATTTAATTCAAGAACATCATCAACAGAAACTCTATACCTAGCAGCAATTTCGGAGTCCGGAATGACATACATCGAATAATCAATGGAAGTGTCAACTTGGACATATCTGAGATTGGGTTTATTTTTCAATATCACCTTATCAGAATAAAATTTTTTCCGTAAAGCAGCAAGGAACGAGAATGTTGGATAATTCTTATAACACTGAACCTGAGCAACATTGTATAAATAAGCGCGTTGTTGTGTGCTAATTCTACCATGTGTTGTTCGAAAAGTTGGGAGGTCACCCCAGCAGCAGCCAAGGGTGCGGAGAATAACACCAAAATTTAATACGGGCACAATCTTGCCGCATAGTGCTCTGAGAGGCGAATGTTTCAAAAGTTGAAGTTCATGGTAAGTATGGCAACGCACTACCGTCACAATATACCCTGCTGCTGCCGCAGCGATTTGAACTAACTCTCCACATTCGTCCATACAAATACCCGGACGCAAAAGCGACTTAATCGAGCAAGCAATGGAAATATTCGCAAAGTTATTAATAATGGTGGTCAAAGTACTACCAGAGTACAAAGTGGGGGATTTTAAGGCAAGAGTAACCATTTCAGTTTTATCATTTTTTGTCAACGTCAACGGCATTTCACATTGTGAAATTGCACCGCTAACGTATCTATATAAACGAGAATCAGCAGAAGAAACGTGTCTAAGATACTCGAAAACTGCACGGCCGTGTGATGCATCGCAAGACGATATATCAACATTAGCCATGAAGATTCCATCAACGCATCTTATAGAGACACATGAATCGTCTGAAAAGAATGGAAAGTAAAGCTGTTCAACTGGGTTTATTAAGTTCTCAAAAATCTCGGATAAAACATCAAGATTAGGTGATTTAACAAACCGGAACCAGTGTGAATGGGTAAATGTTGCCATACACTGTTTCAATTGATCTGCAACGAATCCACAAAGTAGGGCACCTTCAGGCGACAAGTTATTAACAAGTCGACTGTTTTTACCATGCTTCGCTAACTCGGCATTTTTCATCTTACCAATAACCGTCTTGTTGAATGTCTTATGAAAAAGGTCACCATTATCGAGGACCTTCCTAAGAGCATGAATTCTTTCAAGACGTTTTGGGTGTGGGTGGTTGGCATACGATCTGAGTTTTTCATCTAAATCCCCTATATCAAGAAACCACAACTCAACGGCAGCAGTAAACTGCGCACGGAAGAATAACAATTCCCAATTGGAGACAAAGAAACTCTCATGTTGATCAAGAAGAAATTGGTGATAACCACCAACTAACTCATATCCAGGAGTCTCAGGTTTACGTACACAACCCATTCTGAAATTGAATGCCAATTCAAGTCCAGCATCATTCGCGCGATACACAACTGCGCGCGACTGGTAACAAGGGGAGAAATAGGTCTTATAAGACCCATCTGGCTTGTTCTCGCCACTTGTAAATTCCAGCTTTCCATCGTTAAAACACTCGACATTTCCTCGGAGAAAAGTAAACTTGTTATTACTAATAAACGGGGCGTCAAAACGACAGGTTGATGGCATTAAACGAAAAGGATCGATTCGGTGCACTCCATCAGGTACATCTCGAATTCCCTATAATCGTTCAATGGTGTCATTAACGTTACCACATTGAAGTTTAAACATATAATGACGTGCGAGCAACCTTTGATGGTGATAGGAAGCAGTGTTGATGATAATTTCTTCATCAACATGATCACCAAACTTCTTAAGGGCAACTGAAGCATATTGCTGCTGCGAGAATGACGTGGGTTTCCCCATTTTCTCAATCGTTAACCACTTCAATACAGATCCAGATATTTCTGCATTCCTATATGCGTTGAACTTCTCGTAAGCCATGGCATTAACCTCGTCTGGGTTAGAGTCACGAGCATTGTACAACGTCACAAGTGGATATATACGAATCCCCCCTCCATCATCCCATTCCTTAGTACAAACCAAGGTGGGGAACCAGTACAAACATAGGAGGATATATGGTAGAAATGTCAAAACCAAAACAATGACAATTGCACGTATAAATGTAAGTACACACAAACTTTCAGCCACAAAACAAGTGTACAATGCTACAAGGCAACTTGAAAAAATAAAACATTTAACAAGTAATCGAGCTCTATGCATACTAGTGTAGGATAACTTACTAGGACTAACAGTGACATAAAGCCTTTTAAGGCTAACGTCGGATGCACGATCGTAAACTATAGGCTCATCAACCACTAATGTTGGTGGAGCAATAACAATCGGCACTAATGGCAGCTGACAATGTGGTCTACTTTGACCTGGAAGGCGGCGTGTTTGGTCATCTTCCTCAGCTCGCCGAAAATCAAGATGTTGCTGATAAATCCTATTATGAGCAGCACGCTGATCTCTGTCACGGTCTTCTTGTGTCTTCCGTGGTCTTCGAGGGGGGTTACTATCAACAGACACGCATTGCAACTGTTTAAGACCATTGTTGATCTGTTGCATGCGTGGTGACTTGTCAAGGTCATCTGCCATTGTGGCCTCGCCATTTGCACCATTAATCTGTGGGGCAATTATATGTTGATTCGAAAAGCTGCTACACAGTTCTTCCATTCGAAGTGAACCGAGACAAGCTCCAGGATCACTCTTAAGAATAACTGTGCAACGAGCAACAGAAACAACAGGCGGGGTCTTAAACCTCCACTCGTGTGCCGCCGTTGACGCCAAGTCAACACAATCGGCAGGTGTTAATGTCCGTGCATCACCAAAATGGTAAGGAACGGTCTCGGGCCACACAATAAGCGCGAGAATTTCAGCATCAGTGATACTAATAGCTTCAGATAGGTTTTCACCCATGATCAGACAATAGATTGTTCTGGTCTCAAGAGACATAATAAAAATATGCAGAGGCCCGTAAACAGGTATACAATTTAAATAGTCAGGGAACTTTATCTGAAATTAAAACAAATGGGTCGATTAAGCCGATTTGAGTTTGCCAGTACGAATGGCAGGGTCAACTATTGGACGAAAGATG